AAGGGTTGCAATATGTTTGGCATGACACAGAGCGATACCACCGATGTGGTGTTTACAGGCACAGTCTCTGAGTTGGTTGCATTTTGTACTGAGAAGGAAACAGCATGAAAGTCACAGTACAAACCCTACTCACACAAACACTTGAAGTGCCAGAAGGTTGGGATCGATACGATGTATTCGGCTTCCTAGCAGAGAACCAAAGTTTCTGCACAGCCTTCCAAGGTGTTAGCAACGAAGATCAAACAGCCCGCATCACTAATGTGAGTGTAGTTGAAGAAAACGTAACAGAACTAGGAGAGGTAGCATACGATGACTAAGTTCACAGATTCTGTGGCGTAATTACAACAACCGCCGGGGTTGACAGATTGGCTGATCCTTGCTATAATACTAGCATACAAACAAACAATTGGAGCGAACACCATGTTGATTAGGTTTACACAAGGTTACTACAAGATACGCGGTAACGATGTTAACGTTGCAGGCATCGGCTTTGAGCTAGTAGAAGACTACAAGACAGACAAGAACGGTGTTGGTTACATTACTGTTGACGGCAGTGCCACTCCAGGCTTTCCAGATCGTAAGATCCGTATCCGTTGTGCGCAAGGCGCCTATACTGTTATGGGCGTGACCGATCAAACTACAGTACCAGAAGGGATGAGCATGTTGACAGCGTTAAAAACTAAGAACAAGGCCAATGCCACAGTGACAGACATGACACAGACTAAGATCAGCGATGCTACAGTAGCACAAGAAACAGATGAGCAGATCATTGAGCGCACTCGCATGCGTTTTGAAATCCTCACTGAGATGACCAAAGCAGTCAAGTCAGGTGATGTACGTGCTATGATTGTCACTGGCCCTCCAGGTGTAGGCAAATCGTTTGGTGTTGAAGCAGTACTTGAAAAGGATGACCTGTTCAATACACTAGGCGAGCGTAAACCCAAGTACGAGATCGTCAAAGGTGCTATGAGTGCCATTGGCCTGTACAGCAAGCTCTACGAGTTCTCAGACAGCAAGAGCATCATTGTGTTTGATGACTGTGACAGCATCCTGTTGGACGACGTCAGCTTGAACATTCTCAAAGCAGCCTTGGACACCAGCAAGAAGCGTACCATCAGCTGGAACACTGACAGCCGTGTGCTACGAAGCGAGGGAGTGCCAAACAAGTTCGACTTCAAGGGTGGTGCAGTGTTTATCACTAACTTGAAGTTCGAGAACGTTCGCAGTAAGAAACTGCAGGAGCACTTGGCAGCACTTGAGTCACGTTGCCACTACATTGACTTGAAGATGGACACTGATCGCGAGAAGGTTCTGCGCATTGAGCAGATTGTCAAGGACGGTATGTTGAACGAATACGACTTGTCAGACGAAGCCAAGACTGAAGTGGTTGAGTTTATCAAAGAGAATCGTGCTCACATGCGTGAGCTGAGCCTGCGTACTGTGCTCAAAGTAGCAGACCTGCGCAAGAGCTTCCCAAGCAATTGGGTCAACATGTGCAAGGTAACAGTTATGCGAGGTGTAGCATGATGATTACAGGGTGCCAATATTTTGGAGCAGAGCAGACCAGAGGCCCCTACAAGGTATGTGGTTGTACGAACCTATGGCCGGGCAAGAGCTACTGTGACGAGCATGTTTGGCGGGTCTACCAGAAGAACACGGCCAAAGGCACGAGCCGTAAGAACAAGGCCATTGAACGAGAAATGGCAGATATTAAACGATTGGAGAGTATTGATCATGAGTAATTTTATTAAATTGACATTAGGCATTGTGTTGATTGTGGTCCTACTGGCATTGGGTCCGTGGCTGATTATCTGGTCGTGGAACACGCTGTTCGGCACCTTGCATATGATCGACTTCAACATTTGGACGTGGTCAGCAGTAATCCTATTGGGCACATTCTTCCGTGCCAACGTCAGCATTAAGAAGTAAATTGGTAAGATTAGTTGTTGACTTAGACCACAGAGTATTGTATTATTAATACATGCTGAAGAACAAGTAATCAGCTACCTTAACTAACAGAGGAAACATTATGAAAAGATTCAATAAAGAAACCAAGACATTCAAAGTTTTTACCGCATTGTACAATGGTGCAGTGTTGACATCTAGCCAGGCCAAGCATGATCTAGGCGTTGGCAACCTGTCAGCAGAAGTAAGCCGCATCAAGCAGAATGGCTATGCCGTGTATGCTCGTACCCGTGTAGCAGGCAATGGTGTCACAGTTTGTGAATACGAAATGGGTCAACCAAGCCGTGAAATCGTTGCGCTAGGTTACAAAGCCAAGTCATTAGGCATCACGCTCTAAGAGTAGTTTCAAACAGCTAATACCGATTCGCTCCCGGGGTAGGCACGTTTGAGGGTGTGGCAGAAATGTCACATCCTTTTCTCTTGACCGGCACTTGACCAGGTTGACAGTTTGGATATATAGTGTTATAATACTCATATAGACAGCAACAACTAGGAGCGAACCGTGTACAGCAGACTATTCAACGAAATACGAATTGGCAGCATGTTTAGATTCAACGGCAATGACTACTTGAAGCAGAGTACTCGCACTGCCCGCAACCTAAATTTTGATCGTGTGTTCTACATTGGACAGACGGATGTGGTACATCCAATCGCTTGGTAAGGAGCACTTGATGAACTATTCAGCAGATCAAGTATGGGGATTGGCCGTGGCAGCCGATCGTGTCAACGGCGGCTACTTCAAAGAAGATGTCTACGTGATGGAGAATCAGTGCACCAAGCGTATCACACAGGCCAACAAGCTCATGCTCAAAGAGTGGTTGCGTGACGGCATGACTTCTGAAGCCACAGCTGAAGATCTAGAGCAAGGGCGTACAGTGCGTCACTTCTTCAACGGTTTCCTACTGAAAGAACTTGCAGGCAAGATCAACGACTTTGAACGACAGGCCCTGCGCATTGCACAGATAGACGAGTTCACTGGTCGCAACATGTTAGAGTTTGCCATTGTATCATGCTTACCTTCTGCTATGCTACGTGAACAGAGCCGCAAAGAGCTGGCCAGCGACATACGTAATAGCACACAGTTGACAGGCTCAGTAGGGGATCGGATCGAGGGCGAAGTAGAGATCATCAAGTGCTTCTACTCACAGGACTATGCCAAGTTCAGGATCACTGCACGACTAGTTGACAGTTTCGTTGATTTCTGGTATAATACCAGTATGGAAGCAGGCAGTCGTGTTAAGATTCGAGGCAAGATTAAAACATGCCGTAGCGATTTTACCACACAGTTAAACTATGTAAAAATAAGTTGACACATTGAGCAAGTGGTGTTATAATTATAACACTGAGAGATTAGTTATAAACCCTGAGAAAGAGAAGGTCTAAAATGGCAAAAGCACAAGATATTTCCACCCGCACAGTTGGTCCTAAGAGTGCCAAGAAGGCAATCAACTTCGCAATCAAGATGCGTCGTCCAGTGTTCCTTTGGGGCCCTCCAGGCATTGGCAAGAGTGACATCGTCAAGCAGATCGGCGACAGCGCTGGTCGTGAAGTAGTTGACGTTCGACTGGCCCTGTGGGAACCTACAGACATCAAAGGTATCCCCTACTACAATGCCGATCAAGGCAAGATGGTTTGGGCACCTCCAGCAGAATTGCCTACTGACCCAGAGTCTACGGCAATCATCTTCTTAGACGAGTTGAACAGTGCTCCGCCAGCGGTACAGGCAGCTGCCTATCAGTTGATCCTTAACCGTCGAGTTGGTACTTACCACTTGCCCAAAGGTGTTGACGTTGTAGCCGCTGGCAACCGTGAAGGCGATCGTGGCGTGACATACCGTATGCCTGCTCCGTTGGCTAACCGCTTCGTCCACTTGGAAGCCAAGGTAGACTTTGACGACTGGCAGGACTGGGCTACGCTCAACAAGGTACACGCAGAGGTTGTTGGTTATGTAGGCTTTGCCAAGCAAGACCTGTATGACTTTGATCCCAAGAGTTCTTCAAAGGCCTTTGCTACTCCGCGCTCATGGAGCTTTGTAAGCGACCTGTTGAACGAGGACTGCGACAGCGAGACACTGACTAACTTGGTATCAGGTGCGATTGGTGATGGCTTGGCAGCCAAGTTTATGGCTCACCGCAAGATTGCATCCAAGTTGCCTCGTGCAGAAGACATTTTGGACGGCAAGGTCAAGGACTTGCAGATCAAGGAAGTGTCAGCAATGTACTCATTGACAGTGTCATTGTGCTATGAGTTGAAGGATCGTGCAGAGAAGAAGGCCAAAGACTGGAACGGTATGGCAGATAACTTCTTTGCCTACATGATGGCGAACTTCCCAACTGAGCTGGTTGTGATGGGTGCAAAGACTGCGCTTACCAACTACGACTTGCCGCTGGATGCTACAAAGATGAAGAGCTTTGATGAGTTTCATCGTAGGTTTGGCAAATATGTGCTCTCCGCCATGGAAAATTGATTTAGACCCAGTTTTCCATGATGGGCTACGAGCTTCTCAGGGTTCGTAGCCCTTTTTTATCTAGTGGTTGACGTTTGAACAATCCCATGCTATAATATACACATACTAAGGAGAGCGACAGATGGACCCAATTTTAGAGAAACTGACAACTGCCCGTATCGGGCTCTTGCTCAAAGCGCCGTTCTTCGGCAACATGGCAACACGCATGAAGTTGATTGATGCCAGCGATTGGTGTCCCACAGCGGCTACCAACGGTCGTGACTTTATGTATAACAAGGACTTCGTTACCAAGCTCAGTGTTAAGAAGTTAGAGTTCCTCTTTGCACACGAGATCTGTCATGGTATCTTTGATCACTTTGGACGCTTGGGCTCACGTGATGCCAAGCTGGCGAACATTGCACAGGACTACGCCGTGAACCAAATCCTTGTGGATGAGCGCATTGGTGACAAGATCACTGAAGTGCAGATCTGTTTGGATCCCAAGTATCGTGGTATGGCTTGGGAAGAGATCTACGACGAACTGTTCGGCAAGTTGGAAAAGATCTCGATGGAAGACCTGTTGAAGATGCTGGGCGATCAGTTAGACGATCACATCAAGGAAGAAGAAGGACCTGGCAGTGGAGACAAGGACGGCAAAGGCGGTAAGCCTACACTGACCAAAGAAGAAGCACAGGCCATCCGTGATGAGATCAAGAACGCCATGATCCAAAGTGCCGCGGCAGCTGGTGCTGGCAAAGTGCCCGCAGGCATCATGCGTATGATCAAAGACATCACAGAGCCCAAGATGGACTGGCGTCAGTTGGTGCAACAAGAGATCCAAAGCATTGTTCGCAATGACTACAGCTTCCAGCGAGTCAATCGCAAGAGCATGCACTCAGGTGCGATCCTTCCGGGCATGAAAGAAGCCACTACCATTGATGTGGCCATTGCTATTGATATGAGCGGATCAATTGGTGAAGAAGATGCTTCTGCGTTCTTGAGTGAGATCAAAGGCATCATGGACCAGTACGAGGACTTCAGGATCAACCTGTGGTGCTTTGACACAGAGATTTACAATCATCAAGAGATCACACACGACAATGATCACGACTTGATTGAGTATGTGCCCGAAGGTGGTGGTGGTACATTGTTCGAAGCTAACTGGACATTTATGGAAGAGATGGGCATCCAGCCTAAGAAGTTTATCATGTTCACAGACGGCTACCCAGGCAACACTTGGGGCGATGAAGATTATTGCGACACCATCTTCATTGTCAAAGGCAACGAGCGAGCAGTGGCTCCATTTGGACAAACTGTGATCTATGAGAGAGAAACGGCTGGAGCATAACTGAAGTGCCAGGGGTGTTGCATAAAAACGACACCCCTGGCCTAAGGCCCCGCTGTTAGCCGGTTGACATGACCCTAGTTTGGTTGTATAATACTTACATACAGACACACAATAGGAGCGAAAGATGAACGTAGAAGAAATTAACCGTGCTATTATCACTGGCACCTTTACTAACGAGCAACTGGTATCTGTGATAGATGCTGTCAAGTTTGCCCGAGCACAGTTGGGCCGTAAGACTAAAAACAGTCTGCAGGTTGGTGACAATGTGAACTTTACCTCGTCTAAGACAGGTCGCAATACTACAGGCGTGGTAACTAAGATCGCTATCAAGTATGTGACGGTAAAGACCATGACAGGCCTGTGGCGTGTTCCTGCTAGTATGTTAACCCGAGTAGAAGAGGAGTTTGCATAATGCAATACATTATCGGAATCGTTATTGGTATCTGTATCTGGCATTACTGGCCCAATGAGGCTGCTGGTATTGCAGAAAAGACACAGGAAATCATTCACCAGGGTGCCGCAAAGGCAGCAGAACTCACAGCACCTAAATCAACATTAGATAAAATTAAGGAAGCAGTACAATGAGCAAACTGGCAGAATTATCATACGATATCGAACAACTGTATATCGAAGGCTACTCACCGCGTACCATTTCAGTTATGTTAGACTGTCCTATTGATATTGTATATGATTGGTTAGAAGAAATCAATATCGATACCGCTGAAGACACAGCTTCTGAACAGGATACCTATTCATTATGAGCCGACTCGAGTTCTTTGCACGACCATTGGTAGCATTTGATTGTGCCAACAAGGATCATCGTAGATTCTATGCAGAGTTCCTAAAATACAAGACCTGGGGCCGTTGCCCAGTTCGATTCATAGTGCCCGATGCAGTTGGCTATGATCTAGTCAGACTGATTCAGTTGGAGTTGATCGACTACTACGCTGATCAGGAGTTCGGCAGAGAGAAACCACGGAAGCCAGTGCGTAGCCAGAAGGTTGGTATGACCCACGGCGGCCTTAGCCTGGTGATACTATGATCGCCACGGCCGCAGGCAGCTGGGTCCTGATCATTGCTCTGTTTAGCCCAGAAGGTGAATTCGTTGATAAGTACGCAGAAGGTCCTATGAGCAAGACTCGTTGCGAACAACAGGTTACAGAGCTGAATCAAATCAACACGCGAGTGACCTACCAGTTCCGTAGCATCTGCGTGACTCAAGATCATTGGTTGGGCAAAGCCCCTATGCCGGGTGTGGGTTTAGACTAATTTGGTTGACTCCCTGGCAGTTTGGCAGTATAATTAACACATACTGAAACACAAAGGAGCTGATATGGGATACGCTGTTGTTGCTGATCGATACGAAACAGACTGGATGCGAGTCAAGTACGGTCCACGCAAAGGACTAGAAGGCCCGTTCAACTTCATGGGTCGAGTCCTGTACTACGATGTCAAGGAAGGCGCATACTACGATCCTACCACGGACTTCTATGTTGAGCAAGAGGAAATGGACACTTTGAACCGCAACCTTGCCAACTTGATCAAGCGGGCTTGATTGGTTGACAGATTGGATAGATGACAGTATAATATACACATACTGAAACACAAAGGATACGAAATGCCCTACACACTGATCACAAAGACAGGCACAGTAATGCAATTCTATATCAAAGCCACAGCAGATCTATACCAAACGATCAACGGTGGTGTCGTTGTAACCGACGACGTTTTGGTTGACACTTTGGACGAAGTGCAGTATAATTAACACATACAAACAAACAACTGGAGCGAACCATGCGTAAACAAACAAGCAAGCTGATGGACATAATGGAAGACGGTATGATCAGTGCTCAAGCAGTGGCAGACATGTGCCTTGCTTACATGAGCGAAGATGATGTTGCTGACATGATGCGCGACAACGACATCATCGAAGAAGAAGATGAAGAAGCTGAAGAAGAGTGGACTCCAGAGAATGCCGACTTCAACGACAAAGGTTCAATACACCACTATTGATTGGTTGACAGTTTGAGCATTTGGTTGTATAATACTTACATACAGACACAAAGGAGCGAAAGATGGCAAAGACAGCACAAGACAAGTTTAGCGAATACCTAGATGAGTGCCGCGAGAACCGCGTGGCAGTAGACGAGTTTGCCCAGGCTGCGTATGCAGAGTACAAGAGCAATGCCTACATTGCCGGTTACCTACAGAGCTTTGTTGGTGGTTTGATTAGTGAACTGCCAAAGAAGCGCCGTGCAGAGATTCGTGAAGAGTTCCGCAAGTTGGCACAGAAGCACCTGAATGCGGCGCTGGTCAATACCATCAAGGAGACAGCATGATCAAAGAGCAGAAGATGTTCTACACACCCGAGACACAAGAAGAGCTGATGGAACGGATCGAAGAGATTGCCAAAGCATCCGATAATCCTGCGGCTGTGTGGACTGCTGTGATGATGATGCATAACTACATCGCTGTTGAAATGTCTAAGGAGAATGCATAATGCCTAATTGGTGTTCGAATCATGTCACTGTGCGCGGCACAGACCCTGTAGAGATCGAAAGACTGAGTCAGGCATTTGCAGACGGCAAGTTCTGTAATGCGGTGAGACCTATTCCGGAAGAGCTGAACAATCCAGACACAGGCAGCTTTGGTGGTGACGGTGCCGAAGACAAAGACCAACGTCGTGCAGAGTTAACGGCCAAATACGGCTACAGTGGCTGGTATGATTGGTGCGTGGCCAACTGGGGCACCAAGTGGGATGTAGGCGACGACAGCAACCTAGAGCTTGACGAAGATGGACTAGGTTTCAGCGGCTCGTTTGACAGTGCCTGGACGTCACCCATTGGTGTTATGGAAGCTCTAACTGAGCAGGGTTTCGAAGTCACTCTTTACTACTACGAACCAGGTATGGGCTTCTGTGGTAAATGGCAAGACGGCGATGACGAATGTATAGAATACGCAGGTGAGACCAGTGAGACTGTTCGAGCTGCCATTGGTGATGAGCTGGACGATATGTTTGGCATCAGTGAGTCAATGGCTGAATGCGAAGCGGAGAATCCAGAAGAAGAACTCACTGAGTGGATCAAAGAAGGGATTGAATCCAAAAATGAGAACACTTAAATTTACATTTGAAGTCCTATGTGCAGGTAACGGTACCGCGGACGCCGCTCGAGTCGAAGAGATGATCGATTTGAGCATGCAAGAGCTCTGTTTTGATGACGAATTTATTTCAGCATTGGACGAGAAGGAGAGTGTCACAATACAGGTCCAACGAATTGGATAAATGATTGGTTGACACTTTGAGTTGAACGATGTTATAATTAACTGTCAATATTGACAAACACACACACAGAAAAGGTAATTTTAAAATGTCTACTACAAAAACTTTCGCAGTCGCCGGCGTTTCAACACTGGCTGGTTCAACCAAGATCCGCTTTGCCAATGATACCATGCGCATCAAGATCTTGGCCAAGAACGGTCACACTGACATCGACTTGATCGAACTGCCACAAGCAATGACCAAAGGTGAGATTGCTCAGCACATGATCGCCGCGGGTTTTGGCAAGGGTAATGCCGCTACTGAAGCCGCAATTGCCTACACAGTTAAAAAGAACCCTGCACCCAAGCAGGAGAATGCTACTGTCGAGATGACAGAAGCCGTTGCTGCCTGATCGATTCGCTCCCGGACGTCAGTAACTTGATGCCCTAGGCTTTCGAGTCTAGGGCTTTTTCTTATAAGAACACAATGACAGACATAACCATATTAGACCTGATCCTAACCTTTGCTCTTGGCTGTGCGATTGGACATGCTGTGACCAAGTGGATTATGAGTTGGACCACTGCTGAACTGTTGCGTGATTTGGGCGTGACTCCGGATCGATTAACCAACCTGCTTGATCAGTTAGAGCAGGATGGAACAGACCAACAAGACATTGTGATCGACATGCGAGTGGAAAAACACGAAGAGATCCTGTATGCCTACAACAAGGACACTGGCAAGTTCATAGGGCAGGCCGCTGACAGAATCACTATGATCCAGCGATTGACCGAAGAGTGCCGCGCAGTACGCAATGACGTTCGATACCGTATTGCAGAAGAAGACGGGGCGGAATACCTCAAAGAATAACCCTAGACAGTCTAAGGTCTTAGACAGCATTAGTTGACAGTTTTGGGTGTGTGCAGTATAATAGACACATACACACTAAAAAGGAAACTAAAAATGTTTAACACAAATACACTAGCAAAAGCAAAATTAATTAAAAATGCAAAGTTAAAAACTCTGCGCTTGATTGTAGCATTTAATGTGTGTGAGACAACACAAGTATTTGGCAAAGAAGTGCCCAAGTTTCCTGTTAGCAAAAAATGTGATTATGTTAGCGGAGACTTACAAGTAGAAGATGTATTAGATGCAATTGAGATTGCTAAACTGCATCTGCGCACAAACAATATACAATTCGTGTAACAAGTAATGACACTGCACACAGCAGGGCTATTGCACAGCCCAGTTGACAGTTTAGACGATCTTTGCTATAATAGACACATACAAACAAACAGGAGCACATGATGAGCAGATACTACAACGAAGATCCTGAGTATACTCAAATCAGCACCGAAGAAAAAGCTGTGCGAGACCGCATTGTTGCTATCATTGCCAGCTACACCCGGGAGATGGAAGGCTACGATTACTGTGGCTCAAACCCAGGTGTGGCCCAAGACGACTACGAAGATGTGGCTGAAGGCATCATGCAGGAGTTTGGCATCCGGAGTTGACAGTTTGCCCAATCACTGCTATAATCAACACATACACAGCAACAAGGAAACCAAAATGGATCAAGTAATCAACGCCCTATACTCTACAATGGAACTGTGGATCTTTTTGGCTATCTTGTTGGCTGCGCTGATTGTGGAACCTTTTTTGGTTGACTGATTGAGCACGCAGTGCTATAATCAACACATACACACGCACACAAGGAAACGAAAATGTCTAGCTACCCAAATATGTCATATTGCATGTGCTCGAACACCCTGGCTGCAATGAATCAAATTGTCAATGAGATGAATGAACAAGGTCCACAGTTCCTCAACAGCATAGGACGTGAAGAGAAGCGAGCTTTCCAAGCACTGTTCAACATGTGCGAAGACTTTATGAGTTTAAGTGAAGAGATCACAGAGCAAGCTGAGAATGAAGGCGATGACTTTCCGCTGAGCATGGAATACGACGAGGGCGAATAATGGAAGCTGTATTAGAAACCACAGGAGGTCTGTTTCCAGCACACACCTACCTGCTGGACAGCAACAACCTAGTGGCCTACATCAAGTCAGGCACCACTGAGCCTTTTTACTTTAAGAATCCAATCAAAGGATTCAGCAAGAGTGGACGTAAGTTTGCCGCCGCTGATCAATCACAATTTAAACAACCCGAGAAAGAATCAAATGCGATTACAATCCAAGGCTCCAAAGGCCAAGCATACATCATCGATCCTGAAGCAAAGTCCTGTACATGCCCAGGATTTACCTACCGTGGCGCCTGCAAACACTTGGCAGAATATGTGTGATCGATTAGTGTCAGGCAAGTGACAGATTGACAGGTCGTCCAAAAGCTGCTATAATACACACTCGAACAGCAACACACAGGAGCATGATATGAGTCTAGCAGAACCCGGCATCAAACAGTTTCAAGACATGACTCTGATTGAACAGCTGAGAAACAATCTACAGCCCCTGGGCACTGCCAACACTGTGCTGCTGAAGCCACAACACAGTGTGGGCATAGAATTGAGTGCTGAATTTGTGAACAAGTGCATTGGGGAGTTGCAGCGCTGGCCCATCATGGCCAGTCTGGGACAACCACCCAGTAATCTGGAACGCTTGGCCTACATGCTGTTGTGTGACAGTGCGTACATTGAGCAAAGCCCCAAGACTTGACAGGGTCTCCAAAAGCTGCTATAATTAACACTTGAACAGCAACACACTAGGAGAACTAAATGATGCGTAAAGAAAAGAATGCACTAGCTGAGATAAACACAAATGCCTTAGGCGATTACCTAGAAGACTACCAGAACGAAACCCTTAACCGGGCCATGGACAAGCTACTGGTCATGAATGAAGGTGAGATGAGCCTAGACTCAATCCTCAGCCAGTTCACAGAAGTGGAAGATGTCGACTACGATCTAGCCTTGGTAGCGGTCAATGAAACACTGAAGAGCGTGAATCAAGTGTTTAGAAACATGGGCATTGACCTAGAGTTCAAGAGTGCCGATTTCGTAGACTACGGCGGATTCATACTGACAGTACCCAGTGACACCCCTGCAGATATCGCACAACGGATCCGAAAATTGGTTGACATGTGATCCAAAAGCTGCTATAATTAACACTTAAACAGCAACACACACACTAAGGCAACAATATGCAAGCAATCAACACATCAACTACTGTACTCAACGACTACACTGTAGAGGACCTCGAAACTATCAAAGCAGCGACGCTACAGCATGCACATGATGCTGCCAACGCATTCATTGCTGCCAATGGCGAGCAAGGCTACTGTGGCTTTGCTTGGGTTAACATCTACGGCATCCGAGGCAACACCAAGCTGGGCAAGCGTATGAAGGCAGCAGGCTTTAAAAAGGACTACACAGGTGATTACTGCATATGGAACCCCAGCGGCCTAGGCACACAGTGTATGAGCACCAAGGAAGCAGGTGCGACAGCAGCCGCTCGTTTGCTCAAGGCAGCTGGCTTTACAGCATACGCAGGCAGCAGAGCAGACTAAGGAACACATGATGATCACACTAACAGGACTTACACCCCAAGACACACTGATATGCGATCTGTTATGGTCATGCCCTAGCAGGGCAGCAGTGGACGCTATGATCACTGCCATGCCCCTGCAGCACCAGACTCGTGCTGGACTCATGCTGGAGCTGATGATTGCCTCAGCCTTTGATGAGCACATGGAGGTTACAGATCATGTACGTGACTACATTGCTACGCTGTAGTCTAGCTGTAGTGTGCGCTGTGGCTGCTGCAGGCTGTGGCACACAGGCCAGGGACCCGAGAGATGCACCCTGGGACAGCCCGGTACACACACGATTTGATCAGATCCCCGCATGGGAAGGTCATGCCCGGAGGCGGTGTGGTGGTCAGGTTAGACCAGAGTTGAGAACACCTGAGATGACCGACCGGTGTTGATGGAGGGGTGGGCTATAGTGTAGTACTGTAGTAGTACTGCTGTAGCTAGTAGTGGTGTAAAATCACCACCCCAAAAGCCCAAGTACTCCACCACAATTTTTTAGCGCTGTAATTTTTTGCCTCCTCAAACTCTTTTTCTATTGTTCCCAGTCTGGAACTATTCTCTATAAATACTGCTCCACTGGGGAGTTCTCTATGTACATTTTACAGTTATCCAACGGTCAGTAGTTTGAGTTCTACGTTTTAGCCTGTGCAGAACTATATCAACAGGCACATGGAGGGACCATTACTCACGCTAGCCATATACTAGCTGCTGCGTAGAATCACCATGGGGGGTGTATTTGCCCATTTTAAAAAAATTTGCGCAGTATTTTTTCTCTCAGCTAGACCCTTTTCCACGCTAACACCACAGTCAACACAATGACTCTAACCATTACTAGCCTACAGGAATACTTCTTATGGGGCGCACTCTTTGGCTTTACCACAGCAGTGTTGTTGCTACTGTTGGTATGGATTGCCAACAAGTAAATACCAGTATGCTGCTAGTATATCTCGAACCATTAGCTCTTACGCAGATACAGTTGCTCAACACCTGGAGCGAATATGTACGCTATTGGCCGCGTAGTCGCGTAAACACGCATGTTTACAGCGCCGCTATTCCCACTGACTATTGGCTCTTATTCAATCAACAGTTATTGGCCACACAATGGTTGCTACAGTATCCGGATCATACTAGAGTAGTACGCACCTTGTTTGACTAGATTTACTGATGGTTTGAGACCCTGTTTATGGCTGTGTATAAACTGTGTAGTTAATTCTGTAAAAAATCTTGCGCGGTGCGCTTCGCGCTCTTGGACTCTGCTGCCGAATGGTATAAATATTATCATGCAACAATATCTCATATCTAAAGCTCGCAACACTGTTACTGGGCAAACTGTAAAGACGCAGGAGCTAACAGGGGCACGTTTAGGGTTAAATCAGCGCAGTATGGCTGAGGAATTGGCTCAACAACTAGCTGACAAGATGACAGCACGTACTGGTGTTACATGGGTGGGATTTTGTGAAGCCTATACTCCTACAGTTCGTCGATGATTATCGGTATTGGTAGTTGACGCTGTCGGCGTTTTCTCTGTAGGTCACCGCACCGTTCTTATGGTGGAATCGACGAGCCATGTCAGTTTTTGGACTTAGGGTAACGTAGGTAGTTACTTCGGGGTGCTGTGTTTTAATTGCAGCCTGAGCCTGTTCAATTAACTGCCTTCCAGCACCAGCTGCATAACTCCAAATGGTGTAGAACACAGCAGTATTTGTATGTACCACTGTTTCTGCTAGATCGCTGACACTGGTAGGAACACTTCCTAGAAATTTTACACAGGTAACTGCAATAGGTTCATCTTGATCATTTTTTAGTACAAATATTCGACTATTGTTGTTTACACGTTCTTCAGCTGGAATTTCAGGACGAACAGGATCGTCTTTGATCAATGACATGAGATTATCGGATAAGTCTTGTATGATGTGTAACATGGTCGTGCCCTGTTTAGTTTATAAAGTGTATTTATAACCTAGAGAGAAAAATGCGCAGTTAATCCAATTGAGGAGTGAGCTGTTCTAGACTCAGCTGTTGATCTTCCAGCTCGCGAATCCGATCAGCGAGGTCATCAATAAATCCATCATTACGCAGATTCTTAAACACTAGGTTTTCTGTTGACCACTCACCTGCACGTTCCAGCCCAGCTTTACGCATGGTAGTGATCTTATCTTTTACGGCTCGCAACTGATCAAGGTCGTCTTCATCGAGCGCCTTTTTGGTCATGCCAGCCAAGGCTGTCTGTTTGGCATCCACTGCTGAATCGTCTATTTTGGGTTTAATTTTTTTGGGTTTCACAATCCATTTATTTTGCATTAGACTGTAGACACCACTGCTGTGATGAGGATCTTGTTCGCCCTGTATGTAACATTCTACAGGAAGCCCTTTGATTGTGATCGTATGCTCTGCAGCCCATAGAGCTTTTTTGGCAGTGTACAGTTCTCGAGCACTATCGCTGACTTCTCCACGTACAATAACGTGTAAATCTAAATCTGAGTGTTTATTCCAGGTATAATTAGCATTAGACCCGGTAAGAGTATAGTCGACAACGTTTAAGGGGATTTTCACAAATTCCACAAAAGCGGTGGCAATTTCTTCAAGTTTATCAACGACTTGCGCGGCCAATTTTTCGTTTTTCCACAATATGGGGTTTAACTGCCTGTTGACGACAACATCCCGGGTTTCTAAAATAAGTTCTTTAACTCGCATATACCTATTTAGCGAACAATAAGGTGAACTCGTTTCGAACAGCAAGATTGTAAAAATCTGCATATAGTCTCTGATATCCGTTAGGCGCTTTCTCTAATATCAATTGTACATCAATTGGGTCTTTGGATCGCACCCAATTGATAATATCATCACCCACTACCTTATGCACCTGCGGCCACGGAATATCTATATAGCCCTCTGTACTGTCAGCCAGCCACTTGTGTAGGAATATTTTAGAGGTCTTCATCATCTCCACCCATTTTGTTCAAGATATCTCGTAGCTTTGACGACTCTACTGTTCCTCGAACTTTGCCTATGCTAGCGCCTTGGGTCGGATTAATCTCACCGGTGGTTGGATCTATCTGCTGTACTTCTGTCTTGCGTTTAATGCTGTCGATGATGCTGCTAGTACCACGGCTTGTTGCTCCGTTGCTTTCTTGCTCGTCTTCTGGCAAGTCACTGATCTTAAGTGTTTCGATGTTAAACTCTAGATCAATCTTCATACCTACGCCACTCGAACTACGTGTTTTCATCAGCTGTAATTGATACCTACCACGTTCACGCATGGCTCTGCTGGTAAAGATACCAATCACATTATCTGCTGTTTGAATCTTACTAAGTCCACCGGAAATGTGACTGTGATCAAATTCAACTTCTTCTACTGCGCCTCGATTTAACTGTGCCGCTGTAACAAACACACACCTCTTTTCCATTGCCAAGTTACGCAGTTCTTCTGATACATACTTGTCTTTGACAAACAAGTTTTCTGCCGAAATCTTCTTACCGATGGGCATCAACAAGTCCATGTAGTCTAATAACAGCACGTCAACTTTCTTGCCACACTTAATTTCATACTCTTTGAGATATGCACGAACATCGTTAGTGGTCTTGCCCGATGGCATATACTTGACCTGTAGCATGCCAGACTTCTTACCAATTATCTTGACTTTCATTTCAACATCATCAAGATTCTTAAAGATATCTCTAGTGCTGACACCAGTGACCATTGAGTCGATACGCATGGACACTAATGCTTCTGAAAGTTCCAGTGTTAGATAAACTACATTCAATCCTTGTAGTGCAAAGTTCACACCTAGGTTGGCTAGGAACAAGGATTTACCTGCACCTGATCCACCTGCAAAGATGTTAAGCTCGCCTCGGTTGAATCCTCCAAACAGTCTACGATCCATGCCCGGCCAACCTGTACTCACTTGGCCGTTCTTGTCTTTGAGACTCATTAGTCGAGCTCTAGGATCTGCAAAGTAATCTGTACCCATATCACGGGCAAGGCCAATCTGTACAGCTTCTTTAATCAGTGCTTCTACTTCGCCATAGTTGTGCGTTTCTAATAGATCAGCCGAGGCAATGATAGCACGTTCCAGAGCCTTGTGACGTGTAAACGATTCAAACTCATCCATGAGCCAGTCCATATGGCCTTCTTTAGTCTCTTCAGGTCGTTTAAGTTCTGTCCTGCAACTTGCATTGACCATATCAAAGTCTGGCAAGACATTATAGCCTTTAGCATATTCATTGATAAACTCTGCTGCATCTTGTAACTTGCGATCAAATAATGTGTGATCAAAAATACCTTGACAGCGTACAAATACTTCTGCGTCTGCAAGCATTAGTTCAAGATATAATTTTTGTACTTCGTAACCGTAATCTTTTATCATATACTATTATACATTAATTGTGATATGTTTCACAACCCCAAGTTGTTTACTTTCAGTCCGTTGTTTTGTATGATATAAAACTGCTCCTATACTGCTGCTAGGATCACCTGGTTGTGGTAAACTCCAAATATAATCAAAGTGCGGTTCCACACAAGCCTTGTTCGCATCGCCGTTCATAGCACAGCCACCCATATAAACTAATGAATTGCTGCCAGTTAAATGTTGAGCAGTTAGCATTACCGAGTTAACGTTTTCTTGAAACACCTGTTGAACTGCGGCTGCAATATCTTGTTGAGTTTGAACATTGTCAATTTCGTCTTCCCAATCAACTACACCTTTGTGCAAATTTTGAGCTAACTCAACAGGCCCATTAAAGTATTTGCATATTCGATGATAATACCGGTTAGGATCGCCCTGTCTTGCCATCTGTTGTAACATGTATTCGTCCTGTACTGGCGTTAGTCCTATTAGGTGTGTAAACGCACTGTAAAACAATCCTAGGCTATGTGGATAACTCTTACTCCATACTTTGCGTAGTTCTCCGTGTTTGCCTTCCCAGATAGATGCACATTCAAATTCGCCTATAGCGTCGAGAACAACAACAGCACAATGGTTAAACGAGCTAGTGTAATATCCTGCGGCTGCATGGCTTGCATGATGCGGAGTGTATTTTACTTTGGCACATCCTACACCTACAGACTTGAGATACCGACTAGGAATATCGTCAATAGCAAATGCTCTGTTCCACTGTCCTGCTCGCAATTGCCTTAGTTTTTTTATGTAAGGACGTTCGTACCAATAAATTTTACTAGGCTTTCCTCCATGATCAAATGCTTGACGTAGAGTTTGAGCATCTAGCTCGTCAGATGTATGCGCTTCGGTAAACATCAACTCACTGTTGTTAAACACGGACAAACTAGATCCGTGGTTAAGCGCATTGATTCCCCATGTGATCATCTGTAGATAAACGGATCGCGTTTGCGCAATTCTTCAATACGTTTTTTAAATTGTTTACGTTCTTGATATTTCCTGTAAGGATATGTAAGGAAATTAATTATTGTCTGCATCATATTCTAACCTTTCTAATTTATGTTCTTGTCTGTTCTTTGCCATGTTAATCTTAATGGCGCCTTTTTGTGCTGTCTTAATAGCATCAACGATAACAAATAATTTCCCATATCGTTGAACTGCGTCAGCAACATCTTTAATATCGTTATCCCACGTAGGCATTGCTACTGACCAATTGAGTTCAGCTGCTCGATCAAATAATATTGTGCCTGCACGATCTTGATCTGGAATTACAATAACTTCTGCACCTAGACTATTAATTATCCTAGATTGCTGCTCTGCAATTTCATTGGTAAGTAGTGCAACTCCGCCTATTGCCAGTGCATCAAACGGACCTTCGCACACAAATATATATTTTTGATCTTCTTGTTGTTGATCAAAGTTGAAAACAAAATGTGGATGTTGATCTGACAAATATTTAAGTTTTCCCGCTTTGACCTTGCGAGCAGTATTGCCCACAATACGGCCTTGCCATCGAAACGGAACAATTACTCGATCAGTGTATCCTGGGCTAGGGCTCCAAAAGAAGTTTTCGCTTAGTGCATCAAATCCTCTATTGTAGACATAATCAATGACAGGACCAATATCTTTGGAGATGTCAGGGAGGTATGCACTGTTGATCCATTCTGCAATTGCCATAGAACCTTCTGGTAGTTCTTTATCAGTAAATGCTATATGTGTCTCTTGCTCTTCTGGACGATACGTATCGCCTTCTGTTTTAAGTGCTTCGAAAACTAGTTCTTTGATCGTATCATCACCGGCACCTAACCAGCGAGCAAGTGTTTTCATTTTCTCGCCAAACGGCGATCCGGGTTGCCAACCAGTGCTAAATTTACAATTGAAACAATTAAAGACAACTCCATTGCCGTCGAAGCGGATGCCGCCACGTTTGCGTGTATCGTTGCCGTGGCCTCGATGTTGGCAGCAGGGTGCATTGAATGATGTCCATCCTGAAGGAGAGCTTTTGGCTCTGGGAGGAAGTAAGGAACGGAATTTATCTACGACTAGTGTCATAGATTAATTATACTATCTGTACAGTATCTTGTCAACAGTTCCAGTGTTCGATAAACTAGGAATATGCTTGATTCTAAACCAATTCCAATGCCCGATTATATTTTCGTAAGATTGGCTAGTTAAATCAGTAGTAGTGATAGTGACCCATTTATCTTTTCTAGGAGTAGCTCCTTGATAATCGAGACTACCTTGAATTTCAACAGTGCCTACATAATTTGTAGAGTAAAATTGAAATGTATGTAATGCATTACCTGTATTAATCTGTGGCTTGGCATCGATGATTGAACTTTCATACCATGCAAGAGTATCATCACCTTGTGTGGATGGATTAGTGTAATTAAACGCATCAACTACTAAACTTTCTGTCACGGTGCCGTATACTTCACCGTTAATTTCCAATGTGCCAGAAGCGCCATACTGGCTGTCAACATACAATGGCATTCTAGATGTTACTGTATAATCAGTAGAGTCAACTGTTGACCTAACTTCTTTAGTAACACTGTAAGAATAAAATCCGTTGTCAATGTTTAATAGTTCAGCATCTGTCAATATCACAGTTACCTTGCCAGTAGCTAGGTCCATTGCTTCGAAATCTTTCTGTAATATTAAATCTTCTGTAGCTTTCGACACAAGGTTAAATACCAATGTAGAGCCGGTAATGTTACTGGCTTTTTGATCAGGATTACGAACTTGTATGTCGATACGATTATCAACACCTCTATATATTTTTAGATTACGATTGTACACTCTACGATACCTCTCAGTTGACCAAGTGTCCGAGGGACTAGTAAATACATCTAACTTATTTGTGTATAAATAAACAGGATTAAATTGCATATATATTATTAACGGACCTTTAGCATATTTATCGAATGAGAATAACAACTAACATACAAGAAAACTTCCCGTTTATCAGCGTTATAACACATGTTACGCATGAATACGTGGGAATAATTATCAACCAAGATGCACAAGTAACCAGCTTCTATGACTACTCTGCAATACGTACAGAAGAAGAAAAGACTCACTTTTTAGAGTTGGGTGAAGTCTGGTGGTGGGAAAGTAATAGAATGATTCCTATCAACATCTTTCTTTCTAAAGAAATTTTTAAATTTAAATATATTATTAAAAACTTTGCCACTAAAGACGTTAAAGTATTATTAGGTCCCTGCACTAGCTTAAACGATATTATTGTCAAGCGTATCAAACGCAAAAGCATTACGCTTGTTAGAAAAAGTTCTTAACTATATCCGTAACTAATACCTTCGCAGATTAAATTCATCTGCACAGTGATAGCAACTGCATATGCAGTAGCATGACTCTTCTTAAAATAGTACTCGTCACTCTCCGGTTTCATCCACACCTCGTTCATCACCGTGGTCCAATCTTTCCCAATCAGATAACGTTTCGCAGGGCGAATCATTGCTAAAACTGCCGCTAGTTCTTGTATGCATCTCGGTTTCATCTGTCTGAGGATTGAGCCGTGTCCGTTAACGTGAAACAATAGATTGCAAAACTCGTCTTGTTCTAGTAGATCCCATAGTGGTTTAGTCTCCATAAGCTGAGTAAGATGTTCCTCGTTTTGAACACCTTTATAAATTCCAACATTTAAAAAATCTACTTTAAAGTATCCTGCTTTGTCTGCTTGATCATAAGGTACTGCACACAATGCCTCGGGCGCACTCATTGGTACTTCGTGCAAGTACACTCCGGTATTATGTTTTACCAATTTACCATTGTCAACACGACTGGCCTTAACATGTTTGAATAATTTTAAAGCAGCATCACGATCTATAAAGTCTATATCAATATCCATTACTTTCTTTTATTAAATTTACAGTTATTGCCATGCCATCTTGAATATGTCAACCTTAAAATTAGGCATCTATATTCCATTCTGCATTATAAAGTTTTTTCCATTGCAACGATCCAGCAGTATCGTGAGGCGCATATGCCTCCCCTGTTTCGCGATCAACCAGCAACCATTTCGCCGGACATTTAGTTTTAACTATTAACGTAACTGCTTGATCTAATTCTGGTACAGGTGTTCCGTCTTGTAATTTTCGTAGGTTCATTGTAATTTAGTTGTTTTAAACAATAACAGAGGAAGTGTTTCTGATAAAAATTCTGCGTATTCTTCTGCGTCGTCTGCATCCGCAAAATTAGAAAATTTAACATAAACACCGGGATCGTTATCAGAAGTAATCATGACTTCTATCTCAATGTCATCACTAGAAATGTATTTTTCTTTCATAATATTTTTGCCTCTTTAATAACATCTTTAACAAGTTCTGTGTCGGCTGGCAAAGATTTAAATCTACGCATCCAAAACTGAGGATCAATTATAGGTCCTACAATTTCTAGTTGCTCGTCGTTCATTTTTTGTAACATTGCCTTACCTTCGCGACTATTTAATAAAATCCAAGGACTAATGATTCCTTCTTTAATATTATGTGTTGCACGATTTAAATTAACATAAGCAAAATAATGTTCCCAAGGAGTATTGTTAGTATCACCCCATTCCATCATAGTGGCAATTGTACGCTGTATTGCTCCGTCTGCTGGCTCTATCTTGATAAGTTCTTTTGTATAAGTTTCGTACAATTCATCACGGCACCAGTGATCTAATTTAACTCCACTTTTAATCACAAACTCTACAAACTTCTCCGGATATATAGGAGCAGTATTAACCATAAAGCTGCCAAACTTTACAAATGCAGTATAATAAGGACTTGATGCAAAGTCGTCAAATGACTTTTGACTTTTCCCCTTTTGCACCATTTCATAAAACTTTTGATAAGTCATTAGTCCCATCTGAACGTGCTTTTCGCTCTTACTCAAGTGACGACGCTTCTGCTCACATATATGAACAAACAGAGTCTTTTCTTTGGCAAATAATTTGCCGCAGTATTCGCACTTATAGTTTAATTGCATTGACTTCTTTTTTATCCCACCCAAGAGATTCACAATACTGTTTGATTTCTTTGACTGTGGTAATAACTGCAAGGGTTTCGACATCTGATCTCTTCATGTTAGGAAATAAATTTAGTAGGAATTCTTCTTTCTTGTTTTTTTCTTTCTTTAGAGGAATCCACTTGTGAAAATGTTTCTTCTTTTTTTTATGACTAGTAGCGCACAGGGTCTGCCATTGCAGCTTAGGATGTTGATTTATGTCATTCCAGTTTTTATTGTAGTATTCATTTACTGCAAATAGATAATGTTCTTGAATTTCATTATCAGTAGTGTCAACACTACTGATGTAGCGATTTAAATTCCAAAGATCGCCTTTGATTTCTTTCTGCCCTTCTTCTGACACTGCATCCCACAATTCTTTTAATCCCACATCCACTGCCGGAATCATGTCATTAAAAAGGTCTACATGTTTATTCTTGCCCATTTTGTTTGTCTCTACTTAGATGATATAGTATTTTAACACGATCGAGAGCTTCTTGTAAAGAAGGATCTGTCCGAGAAGCTCTGCGGATTTCACCCCACAATTTATCATCCATTATATGATTGTGTAACGGACGACCGTCTGAAGTTCTAGGATCGTAATCCCAACCAACTTCTACTCGTGTGCCTGGTTCTGAACCAAATTCTCTAGCATATGTTATGCCATTGGCACGTTCGTAGATAAGACTAGCGTTTGTTTTTAGTGTTCCCATCTTTTGCATGTCCTACAGTTTCTCTTTCGATATCGTCGTGATCAAATTCTGCCCAATACAATTCAAATGCCACTGTGTCTTTTACTGCTTCAAATTGGTGATATTCACCTGGAGCAACTTTGGTATATTGGCCGGCAGTTAATACTGTTTCGTCAATTAGATCGTAGTTGTTCTTCCACACTCGAATAATCATTTCACCTGACTCTACAAAGAAGCCATTCCATTTGTATTTGTGTCGATGCTTTGAGCATACGCCGCCCGACGCCGCTTCAATACGGTGAAATTCTAATACACCGTTTGCTTCAAGGAGTTCAGTGGCCCCCCACACTTTACCTGCTTTCATTTTGTTCTCCTTAATTCATATAATAAAAATTCTGCCGGGTCACACCAATACGTTTCATATATCGCATCGCCAGGGCCAGTTAGTATTGTATATATTACTCGACACCGTTTAAGCCATAATTTCTTTCCACTGAGATAACACCGTCTAGGAAGCAGTGATGTTTTTACTTCGCTAGATATTCTCCGGTGATCAACCATACATGATTGAGGCATTAGAGTAATTTGTGCAGTTGAACAATCTCGCTCTGACGACTAACTTCTTTTACAAAATATACACACGGCGGATTCGGGCCGTCGTGTAAAGGAACTGTAAGTAACTGTCCGTTCTTCATCTTTGGGAAATACCAGCGCACATCTTGGAAAATATTAACAATTTCAATAGGTAAAAACTCTACTCTAAATCCTTTGATAGGGTTGAACACCAATGCATCGAACCCACGTTCATTGATGCTGGTTAAGGGCAGCACTTCAGGATCTTGGCCGCACATCTGATCACCCACTACCATGCACCAATCTAATGGCATTTGCACCTCGTACTTGCCTACTTTTAATAAAATTGCAGGACTGTTAAATGACTCTAAAAATATCAGCGGCATAAAAAAGAAATCAGGCTCTTGCGGATTACTGTTATCTAGCACACTGAATCTTGTGTCTTCGTCAACCTCATCGGGCAATTCGTTTAAATCAAATGCTTTATTTTCTAATGTTAAAATTTTCAAAAAACTCTCCTTGGGAATTGTATATTATGATACGCAAAATTTTATATGTCGCGATGTGACATTAGTTGCGCTACATGTAGGACACACAGGTGTCCGTTTTTGGGGACCTCGTTGTCCCTTCATATTTGCACTCATCTGAGTGCGTGTTGCATCGCTATGGACTTTACCAGTCATCCCGGCAGTATGTCCCATTTTACTAGTAGACATTTTTTCTTTAACTGCTGCTGCCTTAGTAGCACCATATCGTTCGACGAACGACTTATTACTGTATAAATTTTTTAAGTTGTCCTTCGAAGCTTGTGGGTAATGTTGAACTCCTGTTAATCCTTTATTCCAAGGTATAGCACCTTTGTTCGCATCGGATATTTTTTTACGCATTTCAGCAGTATAAACCCTGCCTTTATTTGCTTCCGATATTGCTTGTCTTGCAACTTGAAATTGACGGCTTGTCATATTTCTCTGCTGTAGTGGACTGCATTGAACAAATTTACCTAATGCGTTTAACATTTTTTTCTTATAGAACGTTTCTGATATAAACTTAGTAAGCAGCCAATGACATACGAAATGCTCTCTAGCTGTTAACCCAACGATGTTTTCTTTGTCGTTTGATCCTCCTAAACTTTTAGGTATAATATGATGCTTTTCTACATATCCTTGTGTGTCTCTAAGCTGGGCTTTTTTAATTATTGCATCGTACCATTTTTTATATTTGTTTTCAATATACATGTAACTTACTCCTTTATGTTACATGTATTTATGCCGCGTCCTATTAAAACTTCTTTAATTTAATAATTTACTTTTGTTATAGTAAACTTGTACCGAGCTTCGGCGTAAAACTTTTTTCTTTCTGTCAAATGTCGCTTAGAATATTTGCATGCTGATGTAATGTCCCATATTTCTACTGAGTCTTTGTCTTGTGCTTTTCTAATACCTCGCCCAATACTTTGTATAACTCGGACAAAGCTCTTTCCGGGCTCCAAAAGAACCAGATTAAAAATACGAGGGATATTAATACCCACAGCGGCCACACCATAAGTCGCCACAATAATCTTGTCATCACTTGTTTTAATTTCGTCATATTCTTCTTTCCTGTCGTCCAACTTCATGCCGCCAGAAACAAATACTGCCTGAGGCAAACGTTCTATCAGTTTGTTTCCAGTGTCAATTCTATTGATCAACACCAAAGTATTTCCACTTAGACTAAGTTCTTGAATCTTATTTGCTATCCAAGTTAATCTGCTATCATCAGTGACTAAGAATTTGTACTCATCTGCAAAACTGGTAAACACCTGCACTTCGTTAGTTTGTAGCACATTGATATTCAATTGTGCCAGCACACCCTTTTCCTGTAGGTCATGCGCACTTACTTGGTTGATCACTGGACCGATGCTGGCAAGGATACCTTGAAATTCCCAATTCTCTTTAGGAACAGTTCCTGTTAATCCCCAACGAATAGGACAGTTTTTAAAGTTCTGAGTGAGTAATTTGGTCAAGACCTCAGCCTTGGCTTGATGCACCTCGTCAATAATAATACCAACAACACCTTCACAAAATTCTGCTAATGACAGTGTTGCATCATCAAAACCTTTCTTGTCGAGCACGTTAAGGCTTTGCCAAGTACAAATTGTATGCGTCTTGTTTAATTCTTTACGATCACCAAAGTATACACCTACATCTAACCCAAGATTTCGATAATCTTCTTCTGTCTGTACCACAAGACTTTTATTAGGTACAATCACCATTGTACGTCCATACGGCTCGCACAAGTGGCTTAACGTTGCTGTGGTGATTGTCTTGCCGGCACCAGTTGCTACTTCTTGTAGGCTCTGTGGATTTTCTTGAAATTTGTTTACAACATCAAACTGATAGTCGCGCAGAACAATCGGCTGACCTTCTGCTGGATGACCTTTAGGCCAAGTCTTGCCTCTATCCGCCCAGTAGTTTTCTGTTACTGGTGCAAACTTAATACTATGATGTTCACGTAGATCTTCAACATCGATTTCGTATCCAGCTTCTTCTATGATGGGTAATATGACATCCAAGTGTGCAAGATAACCAGTACCACCAATACTAAAATAAGTTTTAGTCCCATCCCATCTCCCTAGTTTATATGAAGGCATGTGTCGTGCATATGGCAGATCAAATTTTAATTTGTTTACAATCTTCCGCCGCGTTTCTACACTAAGTCCGTCTACTTTTATGTTTACTTCATCTTTAATTGTTAGTTTACAACTCGACAATTTTATATCCTCTTTGTTCGGTTGGTTTTGTATTACCTAGGTATATTACAACAGGGTGACTGTTAAACCAATCTCGTGTCATAACATTTGTCTGTGGATAAATGTTATTTGTAATTAATAGTGTAACATCATGCGGATCTTTAAACAACCACTTTGCTGGTTTAGATTCAAAAATTAGGATCTTTCCGGTTTCAACTTTGCCACCTACACCTGCAAGTTTAATCCATTCGTTGATACCAAATTTACCATCTTTTCCTTCTCTGAAACAGACTTTGATCTCATCCCGTGATACTAGCATTCGATCTGCTTCTGCAACAAAATTTTGTAACCATTCTAATGTATTACTGGAACGATCTAATATAATACAAACTCGTTCTTTAAGTTGATTGTATATTCCAAAAAACATGCTGTAGTCTTTAATCCAAAATGTATTTTCAGGAGATGCTGCAATTTGTTCTACAGTTCCTGTTTCTCTACCCTTGTACAAGTAACCCATTGATTTTGCCAACAGCAAGTTCTTAGCATAGCTACTGCACTTGTGTTCTGAATAATAATTCTGTGCATCTTCCGGAGCATTAACTAGTTCAAGGCCGCTGAAGCTCCAGCGAGAATATGGAACAATATCGTCGGCATTAGCCCAAATTTCTTCTACTTCTGACACCACACTCATGAAACTATCATCAATTTCAAAATTATGTTTAACAGCAAATTCGTACAGAGTAATCAAATTAAATTCGTAAAATTCTAATCTTCTAATTCTGTTTTCAGGATCCCAAGTACTTGCCTTACGATTACCTGTTGACTGAGCTGTCTCGATTTCTGTTTCAAATTCTTTTTTTAATTGATATGGAAATTTTATGCAAATTTCTAATTTGCCTTCAACTTCTTCTACATATATTTTTTTACTTAAATCAAGTTCTCTAAATGGTAATTTCCATTTTAATGCTTTGATATTTTCTCGATAATCGATGCCTGCATCAGCTGATGCATTTTTATACTTGTCTAATAATTTTGTAATGTAATTGGCTTGATTTTTTGTCAGTGGCTCGGCTAAAGATATTTTTGAGTAAAAACTTTGGATAGGCAACACATCTTGATGTTGTACAGAAATTGCATTTGTACACACAAGAAGGTAAAGTTGAGAAAGAATGTCTTCAGCATATAATGATAGCATACATTAATTATACTACCTTCAACAGTTGATGTCAAGGAAATAGTCTTGCCAAAGGAATGCCTTTCTCAATTTCCTCAACTGTCCATTCAGTATGACACAGTTTTAAAAACCATTCCTCTCTATTGGGCAACGTAGGATTTTCTAGTTGAGACCATTCAATACTCATAGGGGCTGCTAGGCTACTAGTGTCACATAATACAGGTATGCCTTGTATTGCTGCTTGTACTGCTGGTCCAGCATTGTGATTAATCACGCAATGATAATTGTAAAATATATCAAAATCGTCATAGGTATCGGCTAGACGTTTTGGTTTTTCAACAATAATATTGCTCATCTTAAAGGTAAACGGTGATCGAGGATGCGGTCTTACAATAATTCTTCTATTGGTATATTGCTTAATTTTAGCAATGGTATCCTCGCACCATTGTCGCATGATTGGCATACCTTGCCATTGAAGACTTTCTTGATGTTGGCATGCTACTAGTATTTCGCCCCTGTGTCTCTCAGGCCTAGATTTCAAACTCACACCTAACATGTCGGGTCTGTTGGTATCTAAATTTTCACTATTTCCAAAGTATCCTAAATTGTTAATATGGTCTAATGACAGTCGCCATGTCTCTCCACGTTTGAGATTTCCTACTTCAATAATAACGACTGGCTTGTTTATGCGCTTGCGGTGGTCGTAAATTGTTTTGTTATTTCTCATTCTCCCAGACCAAAGAACTGACCATATGACCGCAACATCTTCGTCACGATCAACAACTGTGTGCCCGAGAGAAAGTAGTCCCTGTTCAACAGCGTCAAATATTGGCGGGCTATTAAGAGCACCGTACTCGCGATAAAGTTTGAATTTCATATGTCTAATAAATAATATACGTATTTAACGAGACTATGGACAAGTTTATAAAAAAGATTAATAAAATATCAAAGATTACAGAGAACGCACTAGTGATAGGTGACGGGTTTGGTAATCTGCCAAATATCTTATTAGCACACAACAGTGTGTTTATAGTTGATAGCAATGATATTAGCATGCGATCAAAGAAATTAATTTATAGAGAGAATCTTAATAATTTAACATCGCTCACGCATGTTAGAGTTATATACATCGATTTGAATAAATTAAATAGACTAGAAGAATTAAAAATGTTTTGGTCAAATAATAAAGCCTGTGTGATCATTGAAGGTGGAGAACCTATTAGTAGAGAGTTCTCAAAACCGTTGTATGATACAGGATGGAATTGCACACGAGTTGAAAAACACTTTCACGTATGGGAACAGAAAAAATGAAGATAGCAGTAGTCACTACATTTCATGAAAAAGGTCTTAAATTGTACGGTCAGAAAATGATCGATTCATTTTGTGAAAATTGGCCAGAAGAAGTTACATTACACATATACCCCGAATTGTGTAATCCAGCAATTCGAAATCATAATCATATAACATTAAAGCGGTTAGAAGAAGTCGCAGAATTGATGGTATTTAAAAAACGATGGAAAGATGTTCCAAAAGCAAACGGGGATGTAAGTGCCGATCTTGTAAAAATTAAAAGAAAAGATGCAGGCAAAGGTTTTAAATGGGATGCTATTAGATTTGCTCACAAAGTTTATGCAATTTTTGACTGCGCTAGAACTACAGATGCTGATGTATTGTTTTGGATGGATGCTGATACCATATGCCACAGTCCTATTACTGTTGATCAACTAAAAAAGTTTTGTCCTGAAAATATTGATCTTGGTTATCTAGGCCGCGAAGGAAAATACACCGAATGCGGACTGTATTCTATGAATTTACGATCACCAGCTGTGCATAATTTTCTACGTGAATTTCAGCGTATGTATGATGATGCAGAAAATGGAATATTTACATTAGCCGAATGGCATGACAGCTTTGTATTTGATGTAGTTCGAGCAAAATTTGGAAATCAATTAAAAGAATACAATTGGAGTGAGGGCATAGTTAAAGGTGAAGGACATCCATTAATAAATAGTCAGTGGGGAGCTTATCTCGATCATTTAAAAGGTGACAGAAAAACTGCCGGACGAAGTCATTTAAAAGACTTAACAGTAAAAAGAACAGAGGCTTATTGGTCAAAATGATATTGCCATACGAAAAAAAATATTATAGTCAGCACGGTGAAGACGGAATTATAGAATTTCTTTTAGGATTTCTTAATTTTTCTATTTTGGATAAAAAAACGTTTTTAGAAATTGGTTGGGGAAACGGTGCTGTAAATTGTTGTAGAAATTTAATAGAAAATCATAATTTTAAAGGTACTGGAGTTGATCTTAGAAAATCTAAATTTAAAAATAAAAATTTTGTTTCTGTTATTAAATTTTTAACAGTTGACGATATTGATTTTCTACTATCTCTAGAAGGGTCAGAACCTACAATGTTTAGTTTAGATATAGATAGCATCGATTGGCATATTTTAAACGGTATGCTCAGCAAAAATTTTCAACCAAAGATAATATGCCACGAATATAATTCCACGCTAGGTCCATCTGAACTATGGGTTAGATCAAATAAAGAGGGAACTATATATGATAAAAAATTTCGTTACGGGGCCAGCCTTTCTGCATATAAGAAAATTTTAAACCCGTTGTATAATTTTATAACTGTTGATTCTTCTGGTGTTAACGCATTTTGGTTAAGAAAAGATATTGTTGTTCCTTATGAGTTTCAAAAAAATGAGTTTTTATTTTTAAAAAATTATGGCGAAAATCATCAAGAAAAACTAGTGGAAATTTTAAATGTTGACGATAGATGGATTCAATTATAAAAAAAAATAAAAATAACAAAATAAATATTAACTTATAGGAACACCAATATGCCAGAAAAAAAATTAATCTTTCATTATTCCCTCGGTCCAGCTGCTGAACAATACAAACCAAAAGTTATAGTCGAAACAGGAACCCATTCGGGTAGAACAGCTACATTTATGTGTAATATTGCGTTACAGTTTAACGACAATGTAGAATATTATGGTTTTGACTTATTTGATATGGCAAACGATGCAACTCATTCTCGTGAAATAAACGGCAAAGGAACAGGATCGTACGAAAAAGCGGTTGGTCGATTAGAAAAACTTAAAGAGACTTACCCTAAATTCAAATATACCCTACGTAAAGGGTTTACTACTGAAACATTTACATCTCCTATAATTGCAGATTTAGTATATATCGACGGAGGTCATAGTACAGAAACAGTATTGCACGATTATTCTATGGTTAAAGGTAGCAAAGTTATTGTTTTTGATGATTATCAAATGGATAGTGTTATACAGGCAATTAAACATATAGGTATCAATGATAAAATTAAAATAATCGAAGTAGGAAAAACAAAACAGGCAATATACAAAAACTTATGAAAAATATTGCAGCAGTTACTACTATGAATAAAGAATATTATGACATAATTGGTCATAAGATGATTAAATCATTCATTAAATGGTGGCCCAAAGAGATTACGCTATATGTCTTTACAGAGGAGTTCGATCTTCCTGTTACATCAACTAATATTGTTAGTAAAGACATCTTCGAAGCATGTGACCCTAGCCTATCGGCATTTTTAAAGTGGCGGGGTGATCATTTTACTAAAAAGTTTGCATTTAAAGCATATACATGGATTACTGCTTGTAAAATTTTAAATGAAGATATTTTAATATATCTAGATGCAGATACCGAAACAAAAAAAGAAGTTCCTATGTCCTTTGTGGAAAACATGCTAGAAGATAATTCTATTTTAGCATATATGTACGCAGCATCAGTTGATGAAAATAGTAACAATTTAAAAATTGTAGATAACGCTGAAACTTGCATATATTGGTTTGATAATAAACATAGCTTTTCTAAAGAGTTTATGAAACATTACGAAAACATTTACGAATCAAGAGAAATTGATAACAGAGAAATTTTTAAAAAGCCTCACGATACTTGGGTTATTACAGATTGCGTTAGATTAGCAGAAAATAATAATGTTAAAGTAAGAAATCTACACCCAGAAAAAAATAGCAGGAGCCCTATTAAGAAAACTATTCTTAACGAGTATTTTTCTCATTTTAAAGGTAAGAGTAAATTTATACAGGAAAGAATATGAAAAAAACTGCAATTGTAACAGGTATTACTGGACAAGACGGCCCTTACTTGTCAAAAAATCTCCTAGAGAAAGGATACAAAGTTTATGGACTTGTAAAGAGATATTCAAATCCTAATTTAGACAACTTAAAATTTCTAGGAATCGAAAATGAGGTTGAACTAATTACCGGCGATATAACCGACGATGCGTGTATTAATCATATGGTTAAGGCCATCAGGCCTGACGAATTTTATAATCTAGCGGCCCAGAGTTTTGTAGGAATAAGCTGGGATATTAATAAATTAACCACAGAAGTAAATTCATTAGGACCTCTAAATATTTTAAATGCATTAAAATCCAATAGTCCTGTTACTCGATTTTATCAAGCATCGACCTCTGAATTATACGGTAACAATAGCAATCAAGGCACACAGGATGAAAATACTAGCTTTAAACCTCGCAGCCCTTACGGTGTTAGTAAACTATACGCTTATTGGATAACGATTAATTTTAGAGAAAGTTATAGTATACATGCTTCTAACGGAATCTTGTTTAATCATGAAAGTCCGCTACGAGGAAAAGAATTTGTAACTAGAAAAATAACAGATGGAGTAGCTAAAATTAAATTAGGAATGGCTAATAACATTACATTGGGAAATCTTGACGCTAAACGAGATTGGGGACATGCTAAAGATTTTGTCGAAGCTATGTGGTTAATGTTACAGCAGGATGTGCCGGACGATTATGTAGTTTGCACCGGCAATCAGTACTCTATTAGAGAGTTACTAGATGTAGCATTTTCTGCTGCTGATATCTCTAATTGGGTCAATTATGTTGAAATAGATCCTAGATTTAAAAGACCGGCCGAAGTACACACGCTTGTTGGAAACTATTCAAAAATAAAAACAAAATTAGGTTGGACCCCTAAAATATCTTTTGAGGATATGATAACCGAAATGGTAAAAGAAGATATTATCCGACTATCTAAATAAATTGTCGCATATGGGCCCAACATTCACCCGACCGCAATTCGTTAAAGTTCCAGTGAAACATTGACAATCTCTCAACCCAGGCCTGTCTATCTTTTAACTCTGGGTTTTCTATCATTGATAGATCTGTATTAGCAACTTCTCTGCACTGACTCCGAATAGGATCCATAACAAAAATCGGTACGCCTTCTATAGCAGCGCCTACTACTGGGCTCGAATTATAGTTTACAGCAGCCCAACAATTTCTTAAATCATCAACTAGATTAACATTGGTACTTAACTTAACATCTTTTGTAAACGATATGCGACATCGGGAGTTCATAGGTTTAAAGATTTCTTTTGTAGCTTTATCTCCGGGGTGGGCTCGTATAACTATCGGTCTGTCCGAGTATTGTCGAATAGTGTTAATGGTTTGTATCGCCCAGTCTTGTACATTAACACAACCCATGCTCCAGCCGCCGTTTCTCTGCAGTAGCAACAATATATGATCGCCGTTAGTCCTGTAATCTTTTAACGACAGATTTAAGTTTTTACTAATTTTCTGCCATCTGTTAGGATCAATTTCAGTATCGCAATAAATTCCAGTGTTAGGAAAAACTCCATTAAAACTATACCGCAAATAGTGTAAAGGATTGGCAGTGTTGGCATACAAAAATAAATTGCTATCTACTGCAACCACGTGCTTTTTATTTTGTAACTGATTAGTAATAACAGTGTTTCTTAATTGTAAGTGTGGAGTAGTTATGTTTCCTTGGCCCAACCATCCCTGTATAACTCCTACATCGGCACCTTGATAAGAGAGAGAATTATTATCAACAGCTTGATCGCCTGCGATACGCACGCCTAACGAAAAATTCTTTAGCAATTCAACCTTCTCAAGATTCTTTGCATTGGGAACTGTTTTATGATAAATTATTACTGATAGATTATTCACTATCTAATTCTTGTATAATAGGTTGCAAGTTTGTCCAAACAGTTCCAGATAGCATTTCTTGTTCAGTCCATTGGCTGTTAGCTATGTAAGTTAACCATTGTGTAATTTCAACAGCAGAAGCTAATTTTGGTTTTTCTAAATCATCTAGACGATGACTAGAGATAGGATATGCTAAATTTCCTTCATCTGTAGCAATAACCGGAACACCTGCTAATACAGCATCAATAGATGACCCGCTTGAATATGTTATACATATACCCGAACTATTTAAATCTTCTTGTAATGTCGAGGCAACTCCGTCTGACCAAATTAAGTTTATATAATTACAAAACAATATCGAACCAATTTCGCTATAAAATTCTGCTCTTCCCTTAATACTCATTGCTGGGTGTAACCGTACTAATATATTCCTATCAGTTTTTTTTCTAATAACATTAATTGTATCTAATAGCCATTCACTCATACTTTGGCCACGAAGACTTGTATCGCCTGGAAGTTGACATAGTATTAAAATATTTCCAGAGGTATGCGATTTCCACCCTGTGATATCTGGAATGTCTAATTGTTTTTTTATCGTAGCAAGTCTATTGTTATCTAAAGTTTTTTCATGATAAAATATTCCATCGTTATTTAAATAGCCGTTTACTCCTACACGATAATAGGAATGATTGGTATTATTAACTATTTTTCTCCCCAATAACGGAGTTTCTATATATACTATATGTTTGGCTCTATCTAGTATACTTTGTTTAGTAACATGGTGTTCTGCTGCTCTATTTTTTGCTGTTCCAAACTGCACTGCAATATCACATTTTTCAATTACTGGATCATAACTTAATCGTAAATCAATTGCATGTTTCCTTTTAAGTACTTTATGATCAGTAATATTAAATTTTTGAAAATAATATTTTTCAATGCCATCATAAAAAGAACGTAAAATGTTTCTTTCTGTATTATTTGATCCCGAAGTAATGCTGACTAAGATTTTCAAAGTTGTTCCTCTAATATTTTTATAACAGATCCGTCTCTTATTTCATTTACATGAAATTGACCATATGCTAAATGACAGGCCCATGCGTATAATTTATCACTATCTGCATAATACGGAGTCTCTATTTGACTTAGATCTCGACTAGCAACTGGACTTGCTGCATTACACGGAGCCAAGGTAAATGCTGGATAACCATACAACACTGCCTCAGTTGCTGCTACACTGTTAAATGTAACCAATGCATGTACATCGGCGTCGAGTGCTTGCTTGAGTGTATTGTGTACAACTCGATCTATTCTAGACTTTGCTCGATCTCTAACGATTATAGGCCTATCGGTATATTTTTTTAAAGTTTCAACGGTGTCTGCGATCCACTGATCTTTATCAATGCCATAGAATTTGCAAGGTTTTTCATCAGGTGCTGCAATAATAATATTCTTACCTCCTTTTTTCCAGTTGTTAATTGATAACTTTAATTTTTCCCATCGATCCGAGGGTCTAGAAATTATTTCGCCGTGTTGAAGATTATTCTTTACAATTCTATGATAAAGTTTCCAACCGTAAGGATTTTTGGAATTGGGTTGATTACCAAAATATCCAGTATCCATATAATAGAAATTACGCTCGTCTTCCCAGCACTCTTTCATAATTTTATATTTGAGTATGCCTCTCATAATAATAGGATCAGTTGAATCACTATAGACAAAGTCATCAGTTTTTACTACCCTACATCCTGTGGCCAAGGCAAACATATTAATATACTGATCTTCACCATTTTTACTTAAACATATCCAATTATTCATATAATTCTCTGTTGACAATATTCTGTATGAATGCGTTCTCTATGCCATTCGTCTGCAAAATCTCCTTGATCTGCAAATTCATGAAAGCAAGGAGTACCTAATGTATAATGAACTAGTTTAGCCAAAGGGTTCCATTCATATTCAACATCTAACCAATTCCACTCTGTAGGCAGTTCTCCAACTAAATCATCAGACAGCCAGGTAAATCTATGCACTTGCGCACCACTTGCTGATTGTACAACCTCCGGAGTTACTACTGCATTGGCAGGATGCCCGCAATTCCAAAGTATCACACTAGACCAATTTTTGCAAGGGTAATCTTCATTCTTGCTACCAAGATACTTTTCAGCCATCTTAGTTTTATACTCATGCTTGACAACCATTACAGCTTTTGATTCGTCGCGCAGTGCCCATAATTTTTCTATGTCATCACGTAGAATCATATCACCGTCAATAAAGATTGCCCAGCCTTTGTAGCCCATTAAGTGAGGTACAAGAAATCTACTATAGATAAAATGATTGCTACCATCTGTGTGCGTTTCTTTATAGTCGTTCATTGTGTTCAATGCTAGCGGACTAATTGCCACTGGCTGACTACTATGCCGAATGATACTATTAGTGCATACATGAAATGCTATTGCTTCTCTCGGATCGTATCCTATAAAAATTGGAATCATTTTCTTTCAATGTCCTCTTCTTCGCAGCGTTCACCGTATTGAATTTCTACAATTCTACAAGGAACATCGTAAGGATTAATTAGTTGATGCCATTCGCCTGCAGGAATATCGTGTTCGTCATGTAACTTTAAGTGGATTGGCGACATTACATATCCGCTTGGCATAAGTCTATTAACGTCTGCTGAACCTTCGCTGACAATCCAATACTCTGATCTAAACTTGTGCCGTTGCATTGATAGACTTTTACCAGGGTCAACAGTAAGTTCTTTAACCTTCATTCCTGGCACATGATGTAGCACACGATAATATCCCCATTGACGAGTTGTTTTAGGTGCTTTCCATTCTTCAAGAATCCAACTGCTACTATTGCGTTTATCTTCTCCGCCTACTCCAAAAACAAATTCTACATCGGATTCTGTCATTTCTGGAATATTTTCTTTAGTGCGATCTCCGCCATTAGCAAATACAACTTGACTGTTGGGATAAAGCATTTTAACGTTACGGATGGCTTCACGAGCACTGTCGTCGCTGTCATCAAATAACAGGCAATGGTCTACCATTTTAAGATTCTGTATAATAGTAGTACGCTCACTGATGGGCATAAAAGGAGCGCCCTTCTTACGAGTTAGCCAACTATCGCTATTAACACCGACTACTAAGATATCTCCTAGTTCTTTAGCTGCGTTGAAGTAGGCTATATGCCCAGAATGAAGGGGATCAAAACCCCCTGTGATTAGTACAATGCGTTTCATGCAGATATTTATCTGCATATATTATACCGTTAATTAAAGACTGGCGTCTTCTAATCCGGCGACACGTAGTTTAACAATGTTGCTAAGATGCCATTGTTTTTGATCTAGTGCTTTGATAATGCCCAACCATTTGTTGCGTAACAGGGCAAAGTCATTGATGATCTTTTCAAAGTCTACAACGTCGGCTTCGCCTTCTACAAACTTTTCACAGTCTCTAGAAGACAAAGCTCGTTGATAACTTTCTAAATACTTTCGAAAATGCTGACTACGAAGTCTACGAAGTTCAATATTGAGATATTCTAAAATACCTTCAATCTCTTGTAATTGATTAAATCGTTCTTCAACAATGCCAGGCATGCGCGAACTTGCTTTCTCGATGTTTCCTGCTATGCAGACATCTTGTTTTGCTGAAATTAATTCAGCTTCATAATAGGCCACAGCACCGGGGATATTCGAGATATCCTTTGAAACACGATCATACCAATTCATTTAGTCTTCATCTTTATCATAGTCGTCATCTTCTTCTTCGGCAATTGCCTCACCATCGATAACATAATCGATTGCATTATCGAGATAAGTGTCAACTCCTAACAGTCCGTCTAAAGTTGATTCTTTAATACCGTAATCCATTAAGGTGTTAACAAAGTCAGTAGCAACATCTGCACGTTTCTTTTCAGGAATATGCTCAACTACCACTGACCACAAGTCTGCAATTAAATCTTCTTTCATTCAGTAATCTCCGTTTCAGGTTCAACAATAGTAGTTATCTCTGAAACGGTAATTTCGCCATTTTTAGAAATGTCTGCCATGACAATGTCTAATCCATCTTTGTCGTTACGTTCCCAAGCCTTGCGGAACTGCTTAATAATCTCACCATCACTGGTAGTATATACAAGACTGTTTCCTTCCTTCTTGAGCATCCCTTTGGCTTCAAACAGATCGACTAATCCACTATATGGACTCATACCTGTTTCGTAAGGAATTTCAACTTGTACACTTTCAAACGGCTTTGCGTACCGTGTTTTCATAATCTTACATGCTGCACGGATACCCTGCACAGTTGATGTCTTGTTGCCATCGGCATCAAGTTTCAACTTCAATTTACGCATGGCTACAACAATAGAACTAGCATAGATGAAACCTTGACCGCCTGAGATCTTGTCATCCGGATCAAACATGTCCTGACTAGCGTAGGTGTGATTGGTACATACCATGCCAATATTGTAGGCGCCAAACATATTAACACAGTTGCGAACGAGACTGGTCAGTGCCTTGGGCTTACGACCCATGTCGCCTTTCATATCCCCTGCCTGGAACTGATTAACGTCTGTAGGAGTTAACAACATGCCCAGCGAATCAATTACAAACAGAATCTTTGGACGATCTGCTTCATCCATAAGTTTGTATTCTGCAATAAATTCTGTGATAGTTTTTGCAACATCATCAATCATTGCCATATTCAACTTGAGCAACTTGTCTGGGCTTGTATCAACACCCAATGCTTCAAGCCATTTTTCGTCCAATGCATTTTCAGTATCAATTAGGATAGGGTAAATGCCTTGTGCTTGTGCGTTCTTGATAAGATTACCTGAACAGATAAAACTTTTACCTGCGCCGCTTTCTCCTGCAAATACTGTAACTTTGCCCAGCGGAATACCACGATCAAAATATCCACTGATGAGATAGTTTAGTGCGTAGTTGTTTGTGCTGACCCAGTCTGTTGGGTCATTGAAGCCAATACTAAGACCTGCAATGCTTTTAGTAATTGATCTTCTAAATTTAGAAACGTCGAATGCTTTTGCCATAATTATTTTTCTCCTGGTGTGAAAGAGAGTACGAGCATGAGCCCGTACTCTGTTTTAGCAATTATTACTTTTGACGATTGCGAATCATTGCAAGGATATCTTGCGCACGATTTGCAGAGTCAGTACCTGCTGCTGGAGCAGTTGCTGCCGGAGTTGCTGCTTTCGGTTCCCAAGGTGGATCTACGGCAACTGATTCTGCCACTGGAGCAGGAGTTGCCACCGGAGCAGGAGTTGCTACCGGTGATGCACGTGGAGTAGATGCCTTATTGGGATCACCAGTTGCCTGACCCATACCTGCTGGCTTGAAGTACTGACCCCAACGATCCATATCGTATGCTTCGCCGTCAACAGATGCTTCGAACATTTCTTTCATCACCTTAAGATCGATGTCACTTGGCTTCTTAGGAAGGAACCCACTTAGATCAAACAAGTTGAACTGATCAATTGCTGCCTTGTCTGTATCTGAGATAGCACGTTCACGACGCGACCACTTTGAAGTAGAGTAATCTGCATAACCACCTTTAGATGTTTTTGCGATCTTAAAATCAACACCCTTAAAATAGTCTGTTGGCAATTCATCCAACTCGGGATCCATAAGAGCAGACTTAATAGTTTGGAAGATCTGAGGTCCGATAATAAATCTACGGATTGGGTTTTCTGGAAGTTTTTCTTCCTTCATTGGATCTTCTACCACAAAGCCTTGGAAAATGTATGAACGCTTTTTCCAGTACTTACGACCCATGTCTTCTAAGCTCTTGTCTTTGAACCACCCGCGAACTTCGCTGAGAATTGGGCAAACTGAACCATCGTTGTACATTTCAACGCAAGGAACTTGCACTTGAACTGGACGTGAATCTGTTTCACCTTTAATGCCTGCGAACGGGAGTTTGATCATTGCACGTTCAACCCAGAAGAACGTGTTATTTGTGTTGCCATCTGGTAGGAAACGAACTACTGCCTCTTTACCTTCTTGCATGTTCCAGTGTGGATAGATTGCGTTGTCGCCTCCACCTGTTGATTGTCCTGTAGACTTGCCTTGTGCTTCTTGAAGTTTCGCACGAATTTCTGCTAATGATGCCATTTTAAATGCCTCCTGTAATATGCCTAAAATGTTTTATATGCCTTATGCACATGTTTTATTATGCGCTTTTTATTTATCAAGGTCAATGATTATCTGTATATATTTTGATTATTTTAACCAAAAAGAAAGGGCTCGTAGAGCCCTTGTTGTAGCCTTGAATTTATTACATGCCTGATAACTGTCTAATACGAGCTAGCTCGTTCATTGATTGATCTTGCTGTTCGGGTGCCATTCTTTCCACCATTTTACGAGCAACGTTCTCTGCCTGTTCGCCAAATTTCTTGCCTACCATTGTGCATACACCTTCTGGACCTTTAGGGAATGTGCCCGAATCTCTATCATAGAAAGTGTGAATAAATTCTGCTAACTCTTGTACATTCATTTTGCCTTGATTTCTTTCTTCTGGGTCGTCACTGGCCATCTGTGGTTCTTCTGCAGGAACTTCTTCTGCACTCGCCTCTGGTGCTGCGGCTGGATCTTCTGTCGGTGCCTCACCTGCATCCATATCGCCAAAGTCTAGTTGTTCTGCAACTTCCGGAGCGTACAGTTCTAACCATTGCTTGACTACACTACGTAGGTCTGATTCTGGATCTGCATCAGCAGTGTCTTTAATGCCTTGCATTAGTTGTGGGTCGTCGATGATGCCTTTAAGACTTTCTATTGCGTTAGTGCCGTCAACACCCGCAACAAATGGTTGCCCTATTAGGCTTTGTAGTTGTTGAATTGCTGCCTGTTGTTCTTCTGGATCTTGAGATGTAATAGCAGATTCTTCACCCAACGCCATTACCCAATTTTCAAACTTTGCCAGTGGGTCATATGCAGGTTGATCTAACTCGACATCTTCTTGTTGTAATTCTTCTTGCGTTAGGGCGACTATGTCGTCGTAGCCTATAGTATCATTTTCTTTCATCAATCTGTATAAGACTGGAAATACTGTTGCAATATCTTCTTTAAATGATTTTACTGTAAATTTTTCTTTGAAGTCTTCGACTACATCTTGCGGCACTTCACTACCATCATATGCTTCGAAGTTTTCTTTATATGCCTCATAATGACGCTGCTTTGACATTGCCTTAATCTGTTCACGTAGACCATTTAAGTAAGAACTTGAACGTTCTACTACGCTGTTAGTTTCGGAATTCATTAGATCGTTACGAACAACATAATTACCAAAGCTCTTTAGCTGTGCAATTTCTTCGCTCATCTTAATAATGCTTTCACCGATTTCGTCGTACGGTACGCCGCCGTTAGCCACATGTCGTTGCATGGCACGGGCACCTGCTAAATGTATAAATGGATATTTGAATCGTTCTCCGTCTGCATTTTCAACAAACAATCCGCTGATGTTACGTGTTCTTGCACCTGGGTGTGCATCATCCATAACTGCTTGGTTGTGTTTGATAATCAAACGTGTATCCATTAATTTTTGGTAACTCACTGTCTTGCTGCCATACATTGTGCTTTCACTCATAACGCTTTCTCCGACTGGTGTTTGTATTGTGTTGTTTTTTGTCTGCTTTGGTTGAGCATTTTGTGCTAGAAATTGATAATCTCTACGATCTAAATTATCCTTAGCAATATCTCGTGTGTCAAAACTCAGTAGTCTGCGTTTAGCAAACTCACGTAATTCTCGTAAGAATTTGTACCAATTGCCTTTTTGTCCGTCATCCATGCCTTCTGTAATTCCATTACTAAAATACACTTTCATTGAATTAGGTTCAGCTAGGCTAACACTTACGTGGCCAATTGGTGTTGCTCCTTCCATATAATCAAAATCGAAAAAGCGAGCTTCCTCGGGATTGATAGTTAGTTGCCCAGTTTCAGCACCCAGTTTTAGGTTCTTAAATCGGCTTCTAATTTTATAGAATAAATCTGTTGCGATATTGTTTCTTGCGTCCATAAGTATATTTATCAGTATCCCATACTAACAAAGATCGGCATTGGCATGGAATCTTCGCTTAGTTTTTCGGTCATTTTATCGTATATTTGAGGATCCCAATCTGCTAGGACTTCTGCCATTCGTACTACTAACAGTGTAGAGCTTACTAAATCGTCATGCTCTCCACTTTTTGCTTTAAATCCTACTCCGCTGGCAATAAATGTTTTTAATTCGGATAATAAAGGTTTGCTGCACAACGTCATTTTGTTAGTTTCAACTAGATTTTTAAGTTGACTACATGCCGTAACTTTACTACGATGCGTAGTGTTGAAACCTTTACGGAACTTGCGTATATGTCCTTTACGGATGGGTTCACTTAGGAACAATCCGGGAAAGTTCTCTTCTCCTAGATCACTAATAACAATTAATGCTGCTTCGCCCAGTGTATTATTCTCTACACTGTAATATATTTGTGGCATTGCACCTTTTTCTTCGCCGCGCTGCTGAATGTATTTCAAAATATCTCGCATTACTCTAACCTGCTGTTGCACGGGAGTAGTATTATGATGCCATTCTGCTATCTGAGTCATACTAGGCATTTCGTACACTTGGATAGCAGCATAATCGCCACCTGTTCCTAAGCTAGGATCAAGTGCCAGCAAATATGTCGCCTTGGGATCAACGTCTTTGTACCAACGTGTTTGACCCATATTCATTATAGGATCAATACCTGCCAACTCCATTAACTTGACACTGTTAATTAATGTTTCTTCAAAAATCAAGAACTCGCATTCAAATTCTCGACGGAATCGTTCTTCACCAATTTTACTACGTTCTACGTCAGCCCACTCATCATCACGTAGAGGATTTTCGCGCCAGTGTGCAAAGTACGGAAAGAATCCGTTAGGGCCTAATTTTGTTTCGTTTCCAAAATCATCAAACCGTTTGTTAGCTTCTTTCCAAATCATAGCAAACTGATCTTCGTCTGAGTTTGGTGTGCTGGTAATAATTGCCTTACCACCAGTAGCTAATGTTGGTGATAATGCAGTCCAGAACTCTTTTGCCTTTTCAGGTGGTTGAACAAATGCGA